CCGTCCCCGCCGCCGGTTCGCCCACCGGCACCATGTTTAGCGGTTGCAGGTACGCACTCCCCGCACCGTCCGCGAGCGGCGGGAGATTCTCGAGCTCGCGCACGTCATCGGCCGAGAGCCACCCCCATTGCCGGCCCACCGCGTAGGCATTGAACCGGCTCGCTTGATCGCCGCGCAGCAGCCCGTCGACCGCGTGCTCGCAGTAGAGCCCCGCCGTCCCCGCCGTGCCGAACAGCTTACGGTTGAGCTCTTGTTCCCACCGCACCAACCACGGCCGGAGCGAATGCATCACGAACTCGAGCCCGAGATGCTCCACGTTCGAAAACGTCGCCCGCTCGAGGTCGGCCAGCATATGCGGCGGAACCCGAAAAATCCTCGCGACTTCCGACACCTGAAAGCGCCGCGTTTCGAGGAACTGCGCGTCCTCCGGCGGAATGGTGGTCGGCACGAACTTCGACCCGAGCCCGAGCACCGCCACCCGGTTTGCCCGGCCCGTGCCCTGGTGGGACGCTTCCCACCGCTCGCGCAGCTTTTCCACGTCCGCCGGCCGGAGCCCCGACGGCACCTCGAGCACCCCGCCCGGCCGCGCCCCGTTGCCGAAGAACCCGGCCCCGAACGCCTCCGCCGCCAGCCCGAGCGCCACCGCCTCCCGCGCGAGCCGCACCGGCGAGAGCCCCACCAACCCATTCCACCCGAGCGCCGGAACGTGCACCATGTCCTCGGCCGGCACCACGGCCGGATGCCCGCCCGGAGGATCGGTCGCCGCGTCCGGTTGCACCTCATAGACCAGCGCCCCGGCCACCGTCCGCTTCACCGTCACCCGCGCCGGATGGATCGGCCAGACCGCGCGCGCCGCCCCGTTTCCCGCCCACTCGATCCGCGAGAACGCGTTCCCGTAGCCGAGCACGTGCACCATCCCGAGCTCGCGCCACACGACGGCCGTCATGTCCGGATTCGGCGCGTCGTGCAAGAGCGACCACGCCCAATGCGACCGCGCCGGCTCTTTCCCGCGATCCCCGCGGCGCCGGTAGACCTTAAGCGGCAGCGCCGCCACCGACTCCGCGAGAATCCGCATGCACGCGTAGACCGCCGAAAACGTGAGCGCCGACTCCTCGGAAACGCTCACCCCCGCCGCCGTCCCGCGCCCGCCGCCGAACAACTCCACCAGCCACCCCGGCGCATTCGCCGGCGCCGCCCCCGGCAGCACCGACCCGCGCCCCTCGAGCAACCCCCGCAGTATCACCGCTCACCCCCGATCCGGCCCGCGAGATAGTCGGCGAACAGAAGCGCCCCGGCCGCCACGAGCGCCGCCCACGCGCCCCACCGCAGCCACGCCCCCGCCGCCACCAGCGCCACGCCCCCGAGCCCCTGCACCGCCTCCGCCCGCATCGCCACCCCCTAGAGCACAGCCAGAATTTCGTCGGCGTCGACCTCCCGACCGACCCCACCCGCCAGCGCCGCCCGGCCCACCGCCATTGCCAGCGCCACGATGCCGTCGATTCGATCCGAGCTCGCCGCTTTGTCCGGCTTGGCGTTGCCGGCAGCGTCTAACTTCACCGCCACGTTGCCCGCCATCCAACGCAGCACCGGATGCCCCCCATGCGCCAGACCGCGCCCGAGAATCAGCCGCTCGAGCTCGCGAAGCGCCGGCGCCATCGTCTGGAAACCCTGCCGCATCGGGACCATCGTAAAGCCCTCCTCCTGTAGCTCCGTCGCGAGCTGCACCGCGCCCCACGGGTCGTAAGCCACCTCCACCACCTCGAAATCCCACCGCTCGCGCAGCGCGTGGAACCACTCCCGCACCCACGCGTAGTCAACGACGTTGCCCGGCGTGAGCGTCACCAGCCCCGCCTCCGCCCACGCGTCAAACGGCACGCCGTCCGAGCGCACCCGCTCCGCCACGTTGTCGGCCGGAATCCAGAATTGCGGCAGCACCGCGCCCGGCTCGCCATCCTCGGCGCCATCCTCCGGCGGAAAGAACGCCACCGCCGCCGTCACGTCCCGAGAGGTCGAAAGGTCGAGCCCCACGTAGCACCGCCGGCCCGCGAGCTCCTCCGGGTCGACCGCCCCGCCGCATGCATCCCACGCCTCGAGCGGGAGCCAGACCGTCCGTTGCTCCGTCCAATCGTTAAGGTGAAGCCTCCGGAACGCCGCCTGCTTGCTCGGGATCGCCTGCGCTTGCTCACACTCCCGGCGCAGATACGCCAGCTTCACCGACACGCCGAGATTCGGATTCGCTTTCGCCCAGACCGCCTCGTCGCGCCAATCGTCGCCGGCATCAAGCCCCGCCACGAACGCCAGAAACGACGGGTCCTCGAGCGTCCCCTCGAGCACCTGCCGCGCGTATTCGTGCACCTCCCAACACACCGAGCTCCGCCCGTGCCCGGCCGTCGTAATCATCCAGAGCAGCGGTTGCCGGCGCGCGCCCATCGCCGTTTCGAGCACGTCCAAAAGCCCGCGCGTCCGATGCGCATGGAGCTCGTCGACCACCACCCCGTGCGGATTCAGACCGTCCAACGAATTGAAGTCCGCCGACAGCGGCTCGAACTTGGAATGCGTCGCCGGCACGTTCAGATTGTGCCGGTACGCTCGCACCCGACGCGCCAGCGCCGGCGAGCTCCGGACCATCCGGTCCGCCTCATCATGCGTGATCAGCGCCTGATCCCTTTTCGTCGCCGCCGCGTAGACCTCCGCGCCCGGCTCGCCGTCGACCGCGAGAAGAACGAGCCCCACCCCGGCCGCCGTTTGACTCTTGCCATTCTTGCGCGCCACCTCCGCGTACACCTTCCGCACCCGCCGGAGCCCCGACCGCTCGCGCCACCCGAACGCCTGCGCCACGATGAACTCCTGCCACGGCTCGAGCACGAACGGCCGGCCCGCCCACTCGCCCTTATGGTGCCGAAACAACGCCGGAAACGCCCGCACAATCCGCGACGCCTCCCCCGCGTCAAACCAGAACTCACGCCCCGGCTTGCACCCGTAGCGCGAGAGCTCCGCCAAAAACCGCTCCCCGGCCAGCCGTACCAGCCGCCCCGCCGGCGCCGTGCCCTCGGCGACCGCCACCGCGTACCGCTCCCACGCCGGCACCTCGCGCCGCGGCACCGCCGGCGCCTTGCGCGGCGCCGCCTTGACCGCCTTCCGCGTGCCCTTCGCCGGCTTCCGCGTGCCCTTCCCGCGCGCCGGACGCGTCACCAGAGCACCGCCACCGGCACCCGCCACCGCCGCATCCGCTCGAGCCGATCGAACGCCCGGTCCCGTACCTTGAGGTAGGGATTTTCAATCGGCGCGCCCGACCGCGGATGCGCCACGATCGACCCGTTCGCCGCGATGTTATCGACAGCCTCCCGCCACTCGACCCACGCGTCCGCGTAGAGCTCCGCCACGTCCGCCGACACCCCCGCGGCCCGAAGCGCCGCGATCGCCTCCGCCCGCGTCGCCGGCCGCTTCGGCTCGGCCGCCTTGCCCTTGCGCCGCGCCGTCACTTCGCCCACACCTTGCCAGCCTCGAATCGCCGGAGCTCGCCCGACGGCCACGCCTCCGCCACCCCCGACGCCTCGACCGCCTCCCGATGCGACCACACCGGCCCGAGCACCGGCAGCGACGCCTCGAGCTCCGCCACCAGCCCATACTCCGGCCCGCCTTCCGTTAGGTCGAATTGCTCGAATCGCGGGTTTGCGTTCAGATTCATGCTCCCGCGCGCCAGCATCCGGAGCCCTCGGCCCGCGATCCGCGAGAGCTTGGCGTGATTGAGACAGATTCGCACCGACTCCGCCCCGAACCGCGCCTGCCACCGGCCCACGAGCTCCGGAGTCCGCCGCGCGCCGGATTGATCTATGACCAGAAGCGCCGAGCCGATCGCGCCGTCCGCCATCAGCCCCTCAAAACACTCGGCCTCATAATCCGCAATGCACCACGTCCACACCGACACGTCGGCCGGCGCCACCTGCGCCGCAAGGTGGCGGATTGCGTCAATCATCGACCATTGCCCGCGCGTCACCGCGAACACCGACAGCCCCGCCTCGACCGGCCCGATTGCCTCCGCCGCCGTCCGGAGCGACTCCACCGCCCGCGCCCGCCGCGCCGCAATCCGGCTCGAGCTCACTTCACCAGCCCCCGCGGCCCGAGAAATTCCTCCAGCGGGTCCGCCGCCTCCGCCTCCGCCGGCGACACCTTCGCCCGCGCCGCCGGCGTCAAGCCGAACTCCACCAGCCCGACCTTGAACCGCCGCCACGCGTCCGCCCGTTCCGACAGCGCCGGATGCGCGCGCACCATTTCCGAGCCCGCGTCGTTGATCGTCGTGTACCACGCGCCGCCGGCCGCGTCGATCGCCGCCTGCGCCTCCGCCATGTCCGCCCACGCCGAGCACGTGAGCTCGAGCGCCGCGAGGTCCGCCACCGTGAGCACCCGGAGCTCCGCGAGCACCGGCACCAGCCGGCGCCACATCGCCGCCGCATCCTTCCGCAGTCCCCGCGGAGGTGGGGGAGCGACGAGCCGCGGCTTCGGCTCGCCCTTCGGAAGCGCCCGCTTCCCCGGATTGCCGCGCAGCACCTTCAGCGCCGTTGGCGTCGGCCGTCGGCCAGCCATCACCCCGCCCCTTTTTCCCGTTTCATTTTGCGGCCGCCCCTACGCGTCAGATCGGAAG